CGCTTTCCTATCATGCTATGTTCCTGTATCGGGTTTCCCCTTGCAGTAAGATAGGTTGACTACTGCGTTATCTTGCAGTGTAGTTCCATAAATTCTACTTTAAACAAAGCCCTAGTCTGGGCGCACGTCATCCGCAAAAATCCCTGCCAATTCCCATTCCTTGTTCTTCTTAATATAATTTGTATAATGCTCAATCTGAATGTCATAGCTCGAAGCCTGCTCCTCACTATCCGTTGAAACACGGCAGTAAGCAGCCACTCGAATTTTGGGTTTGCTTTCACTATTTTTATTATTTCCGACTCGTTTAATTGCTGGAATCACTGTTACATTCCTACTTACCGCCACTGGTTACACCTCACTTTCTATCAAACTGTAAGCATATTCTGCCTGCTTGTATGGGTCTTCATATTTTTGCACCAGAGGCTTTGCTTTGAACTTTACAGGATAATCCGTTTTTGGTTCATCTTTAGGCTCCCATATCCTTCCTAGCTTTTCTGCTCGTTTTCGTCTTTCTACTCTGGCTTTTTCAAAGGTCTCCTCATCAATAATTGGAGGGTAGAATTCATCGCCAAGGTAGTGCTTATTCTGCAACATCTTACTTACTGTGGCATGGTAGCAGTCTATCCCAGCTTTTTTAGCAGCACCCTTCAAAGAAAGTCCTGCCAAGTATCCTGAAAATAATTCTTTTACCCGCTCCGATGCTATTTCATCCACAACAGCCTTACCGTTTTCAATTCTATATCCATAGGGTATGTGACCCATCTAATTCACCAACCTTTCCTTCAATGTGATTCCGCATTTTAATTCAAATCCAACTATCTCTCGTGAATAAACAATAATCTTCTCTGCGTAATTTTCAAACAGCTCATCCTCATAGGTTTTGAGCATTTTGGACTTAGTGGTAAACTTAAGCAGACGGTCAACCTCGTCTACTTTTGCAAAATTGCCATTGATGGAACGAGTAAGTTGATCCTTTTCAGCAAGAAGTCTTTCTCTTTCTGCTTCCAGTGAAATCTTTTCTTTATTAAACAGAGCAGGTTCCAGATATCCTTTGGCCAGTAAACCTGTCAGCATCTGGCTCTGCTCCATGTTGTTTTCAATCTTAGTTTCCAACTCTTCAATTCTGAGAAAACTCGCTGCACTATTCTGGTTACGTAACCCATCCAAAAGTGGTCTTAATATGAACTTCTGACCGAAAATGAGTTTATTCATCATCGTAACAAATGCCGTCTTTATATCATCATCTCGTATGAACTGCATAGAACATTCCGTTATCTGGCTTATATGCTTGCTACAGCACCAAGCAATGTATTTTCTTATTCCAGACGAATGAATCCGTCTTTTAAAGGTACTGCCACATTCCGAGCAGATAATTTTACTGGAGAAAGAATATCGGTTTTGATATTTGTTATTGCGCTTTTCGATTCCTTTTTCCTTTGCTCTCTGAGTGAGAATGGCATCCACAGCTTCAAAATCTTCATGGCTGATAATTGCCTCATGGTGGTTTTCTACTAGATACATATTTTTCTCACCATAATTGGTGTGCCTGTTAAAATGGCGGTCAGTATAGGTCTTTTGCAAAATAACATCGCCAGTATATTTTTCATTGGTCAGAATCCCTCGAATGGTAGTAGCCGTCCAACGACCACCTCTTTTTGATGGAATACCCTTTTGATTAAGATCATCTGCAATTTTCTGTGTACCTTTTCCCGATAATACCTCTGCAAAAATATACTTCACAACTTCAGCCTGCTTAGGGTTTATCACCATTTGACCATCAATGTTGTCATAACCATATGGTGGATATGAAATCTTAAAAGTTCCGTTCTGAAATCGTCTTTGAATTGCCCACTTAGTATTTTCCGAAATGGAAATTGACTCACTTTCTGCAAGCCCGCTTAATATAGAAAGCATCAACTCACTTTCCATTGACCCCGTATTGATGTTTTCCTTCTCAAAATAGATATGAACCCCAAGGTCAATCAGTTTGCGAACCATCTCCAAGCAGTCTGTAGTATTTCTCGCAAATCGGCTGATGGACTTTGTAATAATTAAGTCAATCTTCCCAGTTTCACAGTCTGATAACATTTTAAGAAGACCAGAGCGATTTTCCTTTTTCGTACCGCTGATTCCCTCGTCATAATATAAGCCTGCATATTCCCATTCTGGATTTGCCTTTATGTAGGACTCATAATGAGCCTTTTGTGCTTGCAAGCTGACTAGCTGTTCATTACTATCTGTTGAAACTCGGCAGTAGGCAACCACTCGTGTTTTTGGCTTAAGAAAAGAGTTGGCTAGATTTCCTTCTATTTTTGTTATCTTTTTCATCCTCTCACCTCCTTCTTGGTAGGTCACATATTACCTCTGAAACCCTTATATATCAACGATTTCAGGGCATTATCTGTGCTAACATCGGTGAGAAAGTTTCGCGGTTTAAAAGCATAATTTTGTTAAACTCTACCTTTGTAATAAAGCCCTTTTCAAGCATCTGATGCAGCAGTTTTTCCGCCCTATAATAATCAAACTCTCTTTGAAGCTCCTCAGTGCTTAAATATGTCTTTTTAAGGATGGCTTGTGAATCTTGTTTATCAGTAATTTTAGTTATCTGCATATAGGCAACCTCCATTTCTGCAGGGAGATCCCTGCACCTATATGCAAAAAATCCCGGTGATTCGAACCCCTTAAGGGCAAAAAAATAACCCGAAGAGCTGTTACACTCCTCGGGTCATTAAAATTTGCTGTTCATTAATCATACTTAATATAGGCTTCAGTAAAGCCAGCTTTTTTCGCTTTGGCAAGCTGGGCCTCAGCATTGGCTTTGACGGAATAAGCACCGATTTGAACGCGGTAGTATTTCTTTTTCTCTGATTCTGCAGGTTTAGCTCCTTCACTTAGAAGTTTTTTCACATCTGCACGAAATGTGTCCATGCTCTTCCCATGCTTCGGAAACCAGTTTTTCGGATCCCCATGATTACTTGCGATCCCTCTTTGGTAGCCTTCATAATGGCCAATGATATCTTTTTCAGTTAAGTTGTAGAGTTTGCAAAGGTACACACAAAGCTCTACCGCTTCCTTATAAACCGCATTAAAATACGTGGCATCGGTCAATCCGTCCTCGCATATTTCAAAGCCAATATGTGTATCATTTGCACTTCCTCCAGCATGCCACCCTCGATGGTCCCATGGCAGAGTTTGATAAGTGGCAATTGAACCATTCTTAAGCTTTCCAATGAAAGCATGGACGCAAACCTGTCTTCCGTCAGGTCTATCCTGATTCCAGTGATTATTGTACTGATTTACACCTAATAGACCATCATCCGGTCCAACGTATCTACGAAGATAAGGATTGTTGGCACCGGTGCTATGAACCATGATACCTTTCGGTGTAATCTTTTTTCCTGCCTTATAACATGCATTTTCAGTCAGAATAAGTTTTCTTAGATTCATTGTTCCTTACCTCCTTTATTATGCAACTGAACAAGAATATCTTTTAATTTTTCTGGTATTGGTAGTCCTAGCCGGCCAGCATTTTCTAGCATAGATACTCCTTCATTGGAGCAATAGAAAAAGATAATGGCAGTCCGGAGCACACTTCCATCTCCGATCAGGTTCGTATCAATCAAATGTCCAATTCCAACTAGAATAAAAATGAGCACTTTTTTAAAGATGCCCTTAAACCCTATTTCACTTGATAGCTTCTTTTCAACAATGGCACACATGACACCGGTGATATAATCAGCCACCATTAATGCCACTAATGCATATAAAAATCCATCAAAACCTCCTAAAAACCATCCCAAGAGTCCGCCAAGTACAGTAAATGCAGTTTGTATCCAACTCCAAATTTCCTTCATTATTTTTACCTCCTTCATGATTGGTGCATATATAAAAAGAGTGTCTGCATTATCGCAAACACTCTTGGTTCAGTGTGTTAATTTATATTTGTTTAGGTAAGGCTTCCCATAACCTCATATCCTCCTGTCCCAGAGACCATATCGCAATCCCCCTAAGCTTCCATCGATACGCTGCCTCATTTGCCCAATAGACTAGGCTATCCACGTCTTGGTAGTAAAGAATCGAGAAACCATCAGCATCCCCGAGAAATAGGCGTGAAATCCATACATTAATGTCCTTAGGCACAATCTTTACTGAATAGTCATTTCCACAGATCAATGATAAAAGCCCCGAGTGAAAGAAATCATAATCCATGGAAATATCCTGACTTCTTGTTGAAGCTTCCTCCACATCACTGTTAACTGTAAAAACCTGAAACTCACTATCCCATGTAACACCATTTCTTTCTAGTCTCCCATACTCCGTTCTTGTTCCATCTGGGAAGATTACATCAAATCTTT